ACTCACGTTATGCGTAAAACCAAAAATGATTTGAAGAAACTACAGGAAAGCAAACATTATCGAGATGTTGAGCTTGGAGAACCTGTCAGGATCTTCACTGATATTGAGAAAAAGAAAGCTGAAGAGCAGGGATACAATTTAAACGAAGATGACCGTTATCAAATTTGTGAATCTCATATTGAGTACAACATTCCGGGGATGGATGATGATGATGGCGTAGCAAAGCCTTATGTCATCACTATTGATAAATCCACTCAAAAGGTTTTGTCAATTTATCGCAATTGGAAACGTTCAGATAGTTTGCACAAGAAGCGTCAACATTTTGTGCAATACAACTATATTCCCGGGTTTGGTGCTTATGGTTTGGGATATATCCATTTGATTGGAGGATATGCTCGGGCAGGAACTTCACTAATCAGGCAGTTGGTTGATGCTGGAACATTGTCTAATCTTCCCGGAGGTTTGAAAGCCCGAGGAATGAGGATTAAAGGAGATGACACACCCATTTCTCCGGGAGAATGGAGGGATGTGGATGTTCCTTCAGGGAGTTTGAGAGAGAACTTCTTCACTCTGCCTTATAAAGAGCCTAGTGCTGTGTTGTCGGGGCTTTTAGACCGTATTACAGACGACGGGAGAAGGTTGGCAGGGATTGCTGATTTGAAAGTCAGCGATATGTCTGCTCAAGCTCCTGTAGGTACGACCCTCGCCATCTTGGAAAGACAGCTCAAAACCATGAGTGCTGTTCAGGCAAGGGTTCATGCCAGCCTGAAGATGGAGTTTAAACTCTTAAAAGAGATTATTCGGGACTATATGCCTCCCGATTATTCTTATATCCCTGAAGGCGGGAATAGGGCAGTTAAACAAGCTGACTACGACATCGTAGAAATTATCCCTGTATCTGATCCAAATGCGGCCACAATGGCTCAAAGGATCATGCAATATCAGGCAGCTTTACAACTGGCTCAGGGCGCTCCTCAGATTTATGACCTGCCCATGCTTCATAGGCAGATGTTAGAAGTTTTGGGAATTAAAGAATCTCAAAAACTTGTGCCTATGGCTGCGGATCAAAAACCGCGAGATCCGGTCAGTGAAAACATGAGTTTCCTGACAGGAAAACCCACAAAAGCCTTCATTTACCAAGATCACGAAGCTCATATCGCAACCCACACGTCTCTTCTTCAAGACCCCACAATCATGGCAGCGTTGGGTCAATCACCTATGGCAGCTCAAATGCAAGGAGCCATCATGGCTCACATTGCAGAGCACATGGCATTTAGCTACCGAGTGAAGATTGAAGAGCAATTAGGTGTGCCTATGACCGTTCCTGATGCGGAATTGTCAGAAGAAGTTGAGGTTCAACTCTCCAGAGTTGTGGCTCAAGCTGCTCAACAGCTTCTTCAAACCAATCAGGCTAAAGCCCAACAGCAACAAGCCCAACAGCAAGCTCAAAACCCTGAGCTTCAGATTAAACAACAGGAACTCCAACTCTGGAATCAAGAGATTCAACAGAAAGACAAAGATAGTGAACGTGATTTCCAAGTTGCTCAAAGAAAGTTGGATATCCAACAGGCTCAACTGGGCATAGATGCTCAAAAGGAAGCCGCCAAATTGAATCTGAAAGAACGGGAAACTGACAAAAAGATTCAGGCAGATATAGCAAAACTATTGGCTAAACGATAAGGATAGAAAATGACTACTGCGCTTTCCGTAGTCCAAAAAGAACTTGAACTCCGTAGACAGTCCTTAGTTGAATTCCTGTCCACAGGATCAGCTAAGACGCTAGAGGAGTACAGGGCAATTACAGGAGAACTTCGAGGTCTGTCTCTTGCAATTGAGTTAATCAAAGACCTTGCGTTTAAATTGGAGAATCAAGATGAGTGAGATCCTCATTGCGTCAGAACATGAGGTGACACCGCTTCCGGAAACACCGGAACAGAAAGCCAAACAGCTTCCTAAGCCTGTCACTTACCACATTCTGTGTGCGATCCCTGAAGCTCAAGAAAAGTTTGACAGCGGCATTGCTAAATCCTCAACCACCATGCACTACGAAGAAGTGCTATCTCCTGTCCTGTTTGTTATGGATATGGGTCCTGATTGCTTTAAAGACGCTACAAGGTTCCCAAGTGGACCTTCTTGCAAAGTAGGTGATTTCGTTATGACTCGCGCCGGATCAGGATCAAGGATCAAGATTCATGGCAGAGAATTCCGAATCATCAACGATGATCAGGTAGAAGCAGTCGTAGAAGATCCCCGTGGCATTATGAGGGTTTAAACATGGACAAAGAGATTTTTAAATTCCCGGATGAAAAAGAATCCAAAGACGAAATTAAGGTAGAGGCTGAGCACCCTGAAACCGAGATTGAAATCGTTGATGACACTCCTCTGGAAGATCAAAACCGGACTCCCATGAAGGAACCTCCGGCAGATGTAACAGATGAAGAACTTGAGAATTACTCGGATAGCGTTAAAAAACGTATCCAGCATTTCTCTAAGGGATATCACGAAGAACGCAGGGCAAAAGAAGCTGCTCTTAGAGAACGGGAAGAAGCTCTAAGAGTTACTCACGCTCTGATTGAACAAAACAAAAAGCTCCAACAGAACGTAGGCCAAAACCATCAGGCTCTCCTACAACAAGCCAAAACAGTTGTTGAAAAACAATTGGAAGACGCTCGTAGAAACTATAAAATTGCGTATGAATCAGGCGACACAGAAGGTCTTTTAAAAGCCCAAGAAGAGCTTGTAGAAGCTAAGTCAAAAGCAGAACGACTTAAAAACTATCGTCCGCCTGTACAAAAACCTGAAAATGTTGTACAAACTCAGGAACCGCAAGTTGATCCCAAAGCAGAGGCTTGGAGAAATCGAAACTCTTGGTTTGGGAACGACAAGCGTAAAACGGCAGTTGCTCTAACTGTTCATCAGGAACTAATTGAAAGCGGAGTTAATCCATCAAGCGATGAGTATTATCAAAAGCTAGACACTGAAATCAGGTCAATGTTTCCGGATGCGCCTTCTCCGAGACGTGAACCTGAGGTCAATGTGGTAGCTCCTGTGTCAAGAAGTGTTGCGCCTAAGAAAATCACGCTTACAAAAACACAGGTTGCGCTGGCAAAAAGACTGGGCCTTACGTTGGAACAGTATGCCCGACAAGTTGCTGATGACATGAGGAAATCAAATGAGCGATAATCGAACCCCCCGTGAATTGAATGTCCGTGCCAAATCTGAGCGCCCAAAAAGGTGGCAGCCTAGTAATGATCTGCCTACCCCAAATCCAGAACCCGGTTGGACATTTCGCTGGATCAGGTTAAGTATGCTGGGTAACGTAGACCCAGTTAACTTGTCTTCAAAACTGCGAGAAGGTTGGGAACCTGTAAAAGCTGCTGATCATCCAGAAATTGCTTTTGGAATGGTAGAAAATGACCGTTTCAAAGACAACATCGTTTTTGGTGGTCTGATGCTTTGCAAAACACCTAATGAGTTTGTAGAGGACAGGAATTCCCATTACAACCATCAGGCAAATTCCCAAATGATCGCGGTGGATCAACATCTCATGCGAGCAAACGATCCTCGAATGCCTCTGTTTAATAACAGAGAAACGAGCGTTTCTCGTTTTGGTAAATAAACTCAATATCGGAGCATGACATGGCTTACCCCACTGTTAATGCACCCTACGGCCTCCGTCCGGTCAATCTGATCGGCGGTCTACCGTTTGCGGGTGCAACCCGTGCTATTCCCATTGCGTCTAACTACGGCACCGCCATTTATTACGGCGACGTGGTTCAGTACAAAAATGATGGCACTTTGATCATCACCACCCTTCAGAACCAAACCAGCCCGGTAGCGGGTGTTGTGGGTGTGTTCTTGGGTTGTTCGTACACGAACCCTTCGACCAAGCAGAAGCTCTACTCCCAGTATTACCCCGGGAGCATTGTTGCTGACGACATCGAAGCGTACATTTGCGACGACCCGAACGCTCTGTTTAAAGTTGTGAACTGCACCAGTGCGGTTGCGGACGATGCGGCTGGCGGTCTTCTGCCTGCTTACGTTGCTCGTGGCAGTGCTATTGCTTGCAACGCAGAGCTTGTGCTGAACACTGGCGTTGCGACGACCGGCAATAGCCGTATGGGTGTCTTTATCAACAACGTGACGACGATTCTGCCGATTCGCGTGGTTGATGTAGTGCCTGACACCAAAAACTCGTCGGGGAACTTTGTCGAATTTATCGTCAAGTTCAACGCTACCTACCACACCTATAACGCCACCGCTGGTGTTTAAGGAGTAGATAATGGCTATTTCACGTTCCCAGCTACTTAAAGAACTGCTCCCCGGACTGAATGCTCTGTTTGGTCTTGAGTACAAGAGCTATCCCGAAGAGCATAAGGAGATTTACGAAACTGAATCTTCTGAGCGTTCGTTTGAAGAGGAAACCAAGCTCTCTGGTTTCTCTGCGGCTCCGGTGAAAACCGAAGGTGCAGCGATGGCGTATGACAACGCTCAAGAGGCTTGGACTGCTCGCTATGTTCACGAGACCATTGCTATGGGCTTCTCGATCACCCAAGAGGCGATTGAGGACAACCTGTACGACAGTCTCTCGGGTCGCTACACCAAAGCCCTTGCTCGGGCAATGGCGTACACCAAGCAGGTCAAAGCAGCGAACATCCTCAACCAAGGCTTTACCGGTGGCCCCACCTATGGTGACGGCAAGACCCTGTTTGCTACGGATCACCCCCTGATCTCTGGTGGTACCAACAGCAACCGGCCCACCGTTGGTGCCGATCTGAACGAAACCTCGCTTGAGGCGGCTGTTATCCAGATCGCTGGTTGGACGGATGAGCGCGGTCTCCTGATCGCTGCGAAACCCCGCAAGCTGGTTGTTCCTCCTCAGCTCCAGTTCGTTGCAACCCGTATCCTTGAGACGGAACAGCGTCCGGGGACGACGGACAACGACATCAACGCGCTCCGCAACAACGGATCTATCCCCCAAGGTTACACTGTGAACCACTGGCTGACTGATCCGAATGCGTGGTTCCTGTTGACGGACGTTCCCAACGGTCTGAAGCACTTCGTTCGTACCCCGATGTCTACCGGTATGGATGAGGACTTTGATACGGGTAATGCTCGGTACAAGGCACGAGAGCGATACAGCTTTGGAGTGTCGGATGCTTTGGGTGCTTTTGGTAGTCCCGGAGCATAATCAAATAAATCAAGCACGTACGCTTGATTGGACCCCGCTTCGGCGGGGTTTTTTATTGGGCATTTACATCAAATCATTGATAAATTTAAAAGCTTGACACTGTTGTCCAATCATGCTAAAAACCGTTTAACCGTATTTCACAGCTTTCCAAACCGATACGGCGGACTTCATGCAGATTGGAAAGCTACTCGCATGAGAGGATATTATGCCTACCACTTCAACTACCACCTCCGTATGGCGAGCAGGTGGCGGTGATGCTACTAAGACCAGCTATGCTGGTTCGATGCTGATGGTTGCGGATTTTTATATTGATCCGACCGATGCAAACACGACCAATCTTCAGCGTTCTTCGACTGATACTCGCACTATCGTTCTTCCGATTGGTGCGGTGGTTGTTGAAATCCAAGCCAATGCTGCTGGAACTGGTGGTTCGAGCCCCACGTTCGACATGGGTTGGATTGGATACACGGACACCTCTGCGGTGGATGTGGACGGCTTGATTGCTGAGGGTGATGCCGATGCGGGTAAATCGGTATTTACTTGGGCCACTGCCACTGCCGGTGATGATATGGGTGTGGTGATGTCTGCAACCCAGATGGTTACGCTGACTGGTGGTGTTGGGGCTTCTGCCGCTACGGGTGGCACGATCACTGGCCGGATTCTGTACTACGTCCCCACTGACGGTGCGTATACCTCGTAAGGAGTGAGTCATGCGTCCAGTCGTGATTAGTAAGACTGGTACTGGCTCGTCCGCAATTGTTCCTCTTGACCACTATCAAAGTCCTTTCAATGTTGGGATTGGGGTAGTGGTTAGTGGAACAGTGAATTACACGATCCAGCATACCTATGATGACGTTCAAGATGCGTCTGTAACCCCTGTTTGGTTTGACAATGCAACCATCGCCAGCAAAGCAACCAATTTTGATGGTGGTTATACCTTGCCTGTTACGGCGGTAAAGTTGCTGGTTAATTCAGGCAGTGGAACGGCAACAGCCACGATTATTCAAGCTGGTATGCCCGGTAAATAATTATGACCTGCTGGATTAGGACAAACTTCAAAGTTTGTAAATCCGTTATCCGGCTAAGGCAGGGAATTAGAATACTTGAGTTGTAATACTCATGTGTTTTAGTTACCCTGCCTTTTGTATTGATGGCAATAATATTTTGCTAATCTGGGTTCAAGCAGAATCCAAGAGGTGAATCATGGCAGATCGCAAGCTATCGCAACTCTCGGCACTTACTGGAGCCAACACGGCTTCAGGAGATTTGCTGTACATCGTGGATGTATCTGAGCCTCTTGCGGCGGATCAGAGCAAAAAGATCACGTTAACTGAGTTTCAGAGTGCTCCAATCAGCGCAGGAACAGCCAATGGTTTGCTTTATTTAAACGCCTCAAAGGTTCCCACCAGTGGGGCTGGATTGACCTATGACGGCACTGATTTGACGGTAGTTGGAGCTGTTAACGCCGGATCAGTGAATACGACCACGCTTGATCTGACCAATCTTGAAGTAACGAATATCAAGGCTAAGGATGGCACTGCTGCTGCAACCATTGCGGATGCCACTGGAAAGATTACTGTATCCACAGAACTCGCGGTAGACAATTTAAATCTATCAGGCAACACGCTTGCTTCTACGGATACCAACGGGAATATTGTTCTTGCCCCGAATGGTACTGGGGATGTCCAGTTAGATGCTGATACGGTTCGGATTGGAGATGCGAATAGCAATGCTCTGATTACGACCAATGGTACTGGGGATTTGGTTTTAAACACTAACTCAGGAACCAATTCGGGATTTATCACCATTGAGGATGGTGTAAACGGCAACATTATTATTGCCCCGAATGGAACGGGTCAGGTTCAGATTACCAATGCGGCATTAGATCTGACCACAATTGAAGTGACAAACATCAAAGCCAAGGATGGTACGGCTGCGATGACCTTGGCTGATTCCACGGGTGTTACCACCTTTGCAGCCAATCCTATTCTGAATGCAGGTACTGCTAATGGTGTGCCGTACCTCAACGCCAGCAAAGTCCTGACTACGGGGAGTGCGCTGACGTTTGATGGGACGAACTTTGCAACCACTGGCACATCGACGGGTCTTCGTCTTATTGCATCGTCTACTGATGCCGGAGGATCAGTTCTTCAGGTAGACACCACGGCAACAGCCTATGGTCGTGTCGGCGGTTCCACGACAATGGGGTATGTCGCTGGTACGCAATCGCTTTGGACGATTGGCGGCACCGAACAAATGCGCCTGACCAGCACTGGTCTGGGTATTGGGACGAGTTCGCCGGGAGCGAAGCTGGATGTAAACGGCGACGCTTCTATCTACGGGGTAACAGTAGGCCGTGGCGCGGGTGCTGTGTCCACCAACACTGCGGTGGGTGCGAGTGCTTTGGCGGCGAATACGACTGGCGCTTTCAACACTACGGTGGGCGCTCAGGCTCTGACAACCAATACCACTGGAGAGCGAAACACTGTTATTGGCCGACAGGCTATGTTCCTGAATACCACCGGCGGCTATAATGTGGCTGTTGGCATGAACGCTATGGAGCAGAACACTACTGCGTCCAATAGTGTCGCGGTTGGGTATACCGCACTGCAATTGAACACCACCGGCGCAAACAATGTCGCGGTAGGTTATAACGCGCTTGTCTCCAACACCACCGCCAGCAACAACACCGCTGTTGGTTATCAGGCGGGGTACAGCAACACCACCGGCTTGTACATGGTTGCCGTTGGCTATCAAGCGGCGTTTTCCAACACCTCCGGTGAAATCGCGGCTGTGGGCTGGCAGGCGGGGTTAAACAATACAACTGGAACGGCGAACTCTGCGTTTGGTCGCTATCGTCCTTTGTTCTCCAACACCACTGGTGCCAACAACACGGCGATTGGAGATCAGGCCCTTTACTCCAACACCACAGCCTCCAACAACACTGCCGTGGGTTATCAGGCGGGATATGCAAATACAACTGGTGTAGGAATAGTTGCTATTGGCGCACAAGCATTATTAGCCAACACTACTGGAAGTTACAACACAGCAATAGGCTATGCGCTTGTGGCAAACACCATAGGTGCACAAAACATTGGTATTGGATTAAGCGCACTTGAGTTTAATACGACTGGATCGTTTAATACATCGGTTGGAGTGCAAGCACTTAGATTTAATACCACTGGTGCAAACAATTCGGCTTTTGGTAAAGATGCCCTTTACTCTAACACCACCGCATCCAACAACACCGCTGTCGGTTATCAGGCTGGGTACAGTAATACAACGGGCAGTCTTTCCGTGTTTGGGACTTTTGTTGGATACGCAAATACAACCGGCGTCAGTAACGTTGCTGTTGGCGGAACGGACGGTGTAAACAACCCAACATTCCGTTACAACACCACAGGTTCATATAACACGGCGATGGGCTTTGGGGCACTTGGTTCCAACACCACCGCCTCCAACAACACTGCTGTGGGTTATCAGGCGGGGTATAGCAATACGACTGGTGTGTCTTTGACGGCTGTTGGTAAAGGTGCTTTATACGCCGCTACAGGAAACAACAATACCGCCGTTGGAACAAGCGCAGGTGTAGCAGTAACAACTGGCGCTCAAAATACTCTAATTGGTGCAAGTGCTGGTTCGGCTTTAACCACTGGTTCGTTCAACACTTTCATCGGCATGAATAGTGTTGGTAATGGCGGCTCTGGCGAGTTAATAACCACCGGCTCCAAAAACACCATCCTCGGCGGCTACAACGGCAACCAAGGTGGCCTCGACATCCGCACTGCCAACAACTACATCGTGCTGTCGGATGGGGATGGGAATCCTCGTGTCTTTCACGACGGTAGTTGGCTTTACAGCCCGAATAACATTGCTCAAGGCAACACCCAAAACATCAACTACGGTTCGGGTCTTTCGTTTGGTGCGGCGGGTAAGGGCCTTCTGTTTCAGCAGACTGTTAACACGAACGATGAGCGCGTTTACCTGACCAACAACGCGCAAACAAGCACCAGTACAGGTAGCGGGTTCACAGGCGGTTTTGCATACAACAAAACAGGCGCGAGTGCTTCCGCATATTTACAGATTGCAGGGTACCATCAGTTTTTTAGCGCAGGCACAGGAACTGCTGGTGATCTAATTT